GTTGAGTTGTAAAGCTGGACAACCAGTTTCGGAATGAAAGCCCTACGGGTAACGTAGGTCAGTTCATTGTACTGACTGGTGCCTGCTGTTGGGATAATACCGCCACCAATAGGCATGATAGGTTCCTTTTAAGAAACAGACCTAATTAACGAAGTCCAATCGGGCGAGACTGGTTTCCCTGTCTTAGCTCGTTGAGTGCACTCGCCGCTGCTTCCCTGGCCGCCGCTGCAGGATTCTTCAAATACTTCTGAAAGTCATTGACCTTCGAGGTAATTGGCGAATTACTGAATGCAGGGGTGGGCTTATCAGCCTGACGCATCCAGTTGTAATACTCAGCAGCCGATTCGTGATTGCTAATGCCCTTTTCAATCATCAATTTCTCGATGGCTTTGACATCATCATCCGATTCAGCAAGACGTTTCTCCTTCAACGTATTTCTACGCTTTTCTAACTCGGTTCGAGCGTCCTTTTCTTTCAATCGTGCTTCCAACTCGGCAATCTTTTGCTGCTGTGCAGAGATAGCCTGATTGGTTCGCTCTTCAATCTCAAGTTCAGGAACTGGAAGGTCGGGATGCGCTTGCTTTGTCAGCTTCAGAAACTCCTTTCGGGTTTTCGGATTCTCAGCCAAGGCTTTCGCCAAGGCAGCAAGCTCATCACGGGCGTCTGGGGTAAGGTTTTCTAGCGACATTGTTTTTTCAGCCGTTCAAAACAATTAGTTAAATGACACGCTTGGTGTCACCGGGTTTGGAAAGCGTCATCTGGTTTTTAGTAACCTTATTCGCTCCACTCAAGCCACCAAACGGCTCATACCGAGGTGGGTTGTAAATCTGACCATTCTTTTGCTGGTTATCCGTCGGGCGACGAATCGTTCCAGCGCGGGGTTTGAACAATTCCATCACTATCTCCTAGATAGGTAAGGGTGGGTTTTGAGTCCCAGGGGTTGGTGCCGCAGCCATTGCTCGCATCTCGGCAGACGCGCCACCAGCTTGAGGCAGAGTCTGAATCATTTGCATGATTTCAGAGGGTACTAACTCTTTGGCTTTGTAATCCATCTCACCAAAGGCCGATCCAATCTTTCCTATGGCATCTTTCAGCGCTTTTTGCTCAAGCGAGCCATCAGGAAACTTTTGCATGGCACCCATCAACATGCCCATGCCGAGCTGCACATCAATGCGGCCTTGCATTTCCTCACCCTTTTTGGGTTCCGGCGTAGACATGGGGGATGACATAGGGGGTGACGATGCACCAGACAGTGCTGGTTTCTTTTCTTCACCTTCTTCGCCTTCAGTGCCTTCTTCTTCAACCTCGATTTCCATCGAAGCCTTACCGTCTTTGGCACCGCCGCGAATCAATTTCATCAATTCTTCTGCGCTAACAGCCATATTGAGTCCTTTCAGGGCGGTTTGTACTTACTTACAGACCGTCTGTCAAGCGATTAACGGCGCGATGGCCGTGCGTAACGTAGCATTTTGCGTTGCATCATGAGAAACGACCTCCTGCGCGTTGATAACCCGTGCGATTCATCGTCGCACGACCATAATTGAGTTGCGGGGTGCGATAAATCTGTTTTAGCTCGGATTTACCCATTTTTGGCTGGTCATTACTATAAGAAAAACGATCTTGACCGCTCCTTGTGTCGCCAGAACCGCCATTCATGTTGGAATTACCGTTTGTCAGCATAAAAACCTCTACATAGCGGGTGGTGCAGCGCCTTCAGGCGTTGGTTGCTGCTGTTTTTGCATTTCTTGCGCTGCTTGCTGGGCTTGTTCCATCTTTCGGAGGTCTTCTTTGAGCAATTGCTTCATCGGAGGCTCCAAAATGTCAATCAAACGCTCTTTGGTGATGGCACCACGGTCTGCAAGTGCAAATGCAAGGCTTCGCAGGTCTTCCGTGAAGATCGGTGAGTTGGAATGCGCATCCACTTTCACCACAAAGTCTTTCGTGAACTGGTTTGCAATGAACTTATCGCCCTGATCATCCGTGTAAATGCGGTCAGAATAGGCTTGCATAGCCTTTAAGTACAGCGTTGCCATCTTTTCTAACGCATCTTCAATGATCAATGCACGTTTTTTAGCCCTCGAAGACCCCAAACGTGCCAATTGCGAAGCATGACCAGCGCTTCTAACACCTGATTCACCCCTGCCTTGCAACACATTGACAATGCCAGAGGCTTCTTCAAACATCTGATCAATCTCTGCGATCTCTCTAAAGAGATCATTGGGGATTGATGGCGCCATTTGCTCGACTTTGGCATTTGGCATGTCCGTAGAAAGCAAGCCGCCAACGCGGTTAAGCGCAAAGTTCTTCTCATCAAGCAAGCCTGTAAAGCCAATAAGCGCTGTAGGCGGTGATACTTGCTTGGATAAGAGGTCAAGAATCTCTTGCATCCGCTTATTGCGCATGTCTTGCAAGAAAACCAACCTTGCAACTTCAGAAATGCCCCAGTAGTAATCGTATTGCGGGGTTGGGCAGAGCTGAATAAAGGGTAATTCACCCTTCAAAAACATGCTTTCGCCTGAGCGGTCATAGATGATGACGTTAGGGTCAGCAATGGTGACGCACTGATAGTCCTCAGTCATGTCATTCCAGACCCATAACTCAGTCATCTTGATCGTATCTTCAGCCACACGAGCCTTGTATTGCTGCATCCCAGCAATATTGAGGTTCACATTGCCGTACATCGTTGGATCAGTGGCCGACAGAATCAAACGCTGAATGCCATCAGGCACTTGGTTCTCTTGGCTTTGCCCCATTTGCAAGCGAGCAAGCAGTGCCTCACGTTGCGGATGCGAGTAAAGCCTGGCGTATAGCTCAGAGCGTGTGATGTAGTAAATCTGAATCAACGCTTCTTGGCGATCCGTATGCGGTGTATCTTCTCGATACACGCCAATACACCGTGGATCAACCATGTAGGGGTGCAAGCCATTCTTCTGAATGAGCTTAATGAAGGTGGAGTTGTAGCAAAGCGCCCAGTTCAACGCTTGGGCAAAGACCTGATCAGCGTTGCTATTGAGCCAATCGTCATTCAAAGCGCCTGTCAGCGAAGGAATCTTGGTTTGTTCGTGCTTATTAACCGAGGCACCAAGCGAAATCGTAAAGCGTGTGGTTTCTGCTGAGTAGAGAAAGGAGGAGAGCTGGTCAATGTGCGGGTAAATCTTGTTGTAGTACGCAGGCGGTGCATCCAATCCTGCACCAAAGAGATAGTAAGAGCGCAGCGAGTCATAAGTTCCCGTGCGCTCCTGAATGCTGACGGAGCACTTATCTACCAAGTCATTGTAGAAATACTCTCTTTGGATGGGATCGTCAGGAATTCTCATGTAGGCAACTTTAAGTTCTCATGATCACGAATGACCACTGAAGGCGTTGGTTTGCGCAATGCTATACCACTTTCTTTGACAGCAGACAAGCCCCCAACGGTTTCTCCGCGTATCGAATTCAGATTGTAGTTGCCTAATTGTTTGGGGTTACCCCACTGCACAGCAAAGGGATTCTGGGGTTGTGAGGCTTGTTTATTGCCAAGCAGGGCATGTTGCTGGTGATCACCTTCACGCGAGGACTTGATGTCACTCATGCCGTAATCCTTGGCTAATTCTTTGAGCGTCGTGTCAGCATGTTTGGTGGAATCGGACTTCATACCTACGGCTTGCAAGAACACCATTTGCACATCGGATGTACATCCATGCGGGCACACAGGCTCTCTGCTTTCAAAAAAGCCATGTGCTGGGCATTTGTAATCATGAACGACTGCCATAGTTTCTCCTTAGTTGCTGGTCAAGATCAGGACGTTGATAGTCTTGGGATTTAGGCCGAATACCAAGATCAAGTTTGAATCCATTGCCATCAAAGGTAACGAGCCTGCGCCTTACCATTTGCGGCTTAGGTTGCTTGCGAAACTCAACATACTTCTTACCCGACTTCACCATGACGGCGACTTCACCATTGACCCAATGTTCATAAGCACGGTTTACACGGGTCTGTACAAGTTCTGTGAGCGGGTATTTGCCATAGAGAAACACATCTCTTAGGTGTAGGGGATCAAGACCACATAGCTCAGCAAAAAGAGCAATAGAAATACCGCGTTTCTTATCACGCATAAACGCAGGAATCACTTCCATCATTTGACGCTTACTGAGGCCCAACGCCAATAGCCTTCAAATAGTTGTTAATCTGCTTATCGACAACCGGCACTTGCACAGGCGTTATCGCTTCTTCTTTGCGATCACGGGTCATACGCATTTGCAAGAGCCTTGGCATGAGCTGCTCGGCAAAGGCTACGCAAGCAAGGGCTGTCGCAATGACACGATCATCTTTATTGCGTCCATAAGCGGCAATCGAGCCTTGATCACGCACCACGGATTTCATTTCTTCCAGTAAATCCATCGAGTAGACATTCATCATCCCGCGCTCAAAGTAATCCTTGAAGTAATTCAGCATCCGTTCTTTGGATGAATGCGTGGTTAGGTAACCAAGCGAGTTCGAGACACCGCCGAGTGAGTCATTGCGACGCCACAGGTAGTGCTGCATGTGCGATAGGACGTCCATTAAGCCTCTCGCCTTGCGTGGCTCCATCGTTTGCGCCTGGCGCTTAAGGTTGCGCATCTCATTGATCACAGCCTGTCCAGGGCCATTGACTTCTAAGTTAAGGGTGGAGTTTTTATAAGCCCCTGCCAGGTAGCAGACAACCCAGGCGAACTGGTAGGTGTTGAGTTCAGAGGTAGCGAATTCCGCAACTTGATCAAGTCCATCTGCATAGCAGCGGTAGATTTGGATGCAGAAACGATCAGCCCAGTCGCTGCTTCCATATGCTGGATCAGCACCGATGACGTAGTAGGCGTTTTCAATCGGCTCCTCCCATACTTTCAGCGTTGCCATGCGCTCTGTTGAGTTAATTAACTCAGTGTCTTCAAAGTATTGTCCCATTGAGAAGCGGTAGAACCGAGGTAATAACTGCTTGGCAACCTTGGCTTGATCAGTGCAACGGGCGTGTGAGAAGAAACTCGAGCCCGTCATGATGAAGGCATAGTCTTCCGTGGGAGGAAACTCCTGATACATGAGGGCTTCATCCTTAATACCCTCATTCATCTTCCATCGCCACCAGGCAATCTGCCTTGAATTGATCTCTACCTGGTAGAGCTTCTTAATCTCTCTTGTCCATTCCTTTTCTTCAGGACTTAGCTTGCCATCCCAGTACACCTTATAGACATCGGACTTGGCATCAGCACTATAGAGTTCATTGCGCCACCAGCCACAAAAGATGGCTTTCTGCGTTCTTGCGCGTCTTGGCTACCGCCCACATGTCATGCCACATGTTGAAACCACGGGCTGTGCTCTCAAAAAGGTAAAGCCTATTGGGATTCTTCTCTGCCAAAGACGCAAGCAACGAAGCCAATCCTTCTTCATCACCCCAAGACGATGTCTCAGTGCCATGCAGATAAGTAATCCCCTTACCACGTCCTAACGACCCCTTGGCTCGCAAGCCTGCCACCTGGTAGAAAAGCCTTGAGCGGTTCTTTAACACCATCTGATTCCGGTTATGCGTCATCAAAGGAATCTTGAACTCTGGTGGCAAACCATCCATGTACATGGCCAGTGTCGTTCTGAACTGGTCTCGGTTCTCTTCCGTATCCGTGGTAAGCGTTCCCTGAAACCCAGGGTTCTTGAAATGCCAGTAAAGGTCTAGTGCAAGCGATATGGTCGTTATCCCTAACTGCCTACCCTTAAGAATCACAAAGAAGTGAATGTTGTTATTCAGACCTTTGGCAATCTCCCC